CGCCCCCACTCCTACGGGCGACTTCCCACCATATTCGGGCGTTTTTCAACCGAGAAACGCCCTTTAGAAAACTACATTCCATTGAAAGACAAAGAACAAACCCCATTCCTGTGATAAAATCGCAGGAATGAAACAGCTTGCTGCCCGAGCCGCGCCGTCGTCCGTTTGCAATCGCAGCCGCCCGCCCGCATTCGGAAATATGACAAAATATTTACAGTCCCGTAGTTTCGTGCCCGTAGTGCGCCCCATCCCACCCATACCGGCACACCATACAAAAAAGCCCTGCTATCCTCACGGACAACAAGGCCAGGCTAAACGAAATCAACAAAAAGAAGTGTTATACAGAGGCAGCACCCGATACACTCCTGCCTATCCTCCACACACGAATATACTCCTTTCTCAATATGAAATATTTCAGTGCATCCGTCAAGTTGGTAGACTCCTTAGGCAGTCTGTGCGTAGGCAATTTATCCCCAGTCTTCTGCTTGACTATCAGACTGGCACTGTTAGGACCGCTCGCTATTTTGGTTTCCGTCACTTCCATTTCCGACTTAAGGTTCGGACAATTATATTGGTCTATCAACAACAGAAACAGATTGCGCTCCAGGTTCCCGCTCAGCAAGTCCATAAAGAAACGATATTCCAGGTTACTGCCGATATTCCCCTGTCCCAAAGACATTAGCTGCACTTGCCATCCGGTACGATTACCGTCAGCATCCGTTTCTATGTTCTTCTTTATCTGCGTAGCCATATCCGCACCTACCCCTTTGTAGTTATTCATGGCACGGTCATAATACAGCTTCAGTATTTTACGTCTGTGCGGTTTGAAGTAGTACAGAAACCTATCCGCCAACACACGCACACTGTTCGGTGGAAGCGTGTACAGTTCTTTCATCACGCGCATGATATGCCCGCTCCTCTGCCCAAAAACCATGGAAAGCATATTGCCCGCATCCATGCCTGCTTCCAGCGGCTTGCTCACATCCAGGTAACGAAGAACTGTGCAGTCCTGTTCCCACCCGAACGGATGCCGTTCTATCACTTCATTCAGATAGCCGTCCGAATAAAAATGCTTCATCGCCAGATTACAATAAAACATCTGGCCAGCCTCCAATTTCGGAATGATGGAAAGCACATTGCATTCCAAACCCTCAAGCCCTTCCGCAAACTCATCCGTGAACCAGTCCTCACCCAATACATCCGCATTCACATAGGAAGAAGATATAAAAAAAAACGATACACCACGACGCGTCTTTATCCAGCGGGCTTCCCAGCGTTTCATGTTCTTTCCGGCAAGTTCCAGGGAACGCCCGGCGGCCGTCAGCTTTGCCTCCAAAGACCTGTCGGTCCGGAAACTATTCTTCAGCTCATTATAATGCTGCAAGCAGGCCAGGTATTCTCTTTTCGTCTCATTGTAGACAAAACCGGTACGCAGCATCAGCAGTATCTTTTTCTTATCATTCTGCTTCGCCAGCTTCAAAATCCAGTCATATTCGCCCAAATGGTTCGGGTTCGGCATATCGGTCGTAAGGGTACGACTGCGATACCAGACACTGTCCCCATACTTCACCCGAAAGCCACGCACCGCCTTCAGCAAGTTCGTGAACTTTTCTTCCGGGAAATACTTCACCTCGTCCCCGAATACGCCTACATAAGAGCGTCCCGCACCGATTGCCGGGCGGTCCAATGAGATAAAAGTGAAGTTAAAGCCGGTGTAGAACACCATTGTATTTCTCCAATCGGAGCATACGTTGTACATCCGTTCCTTCCACTCCTGAGGCGGTTCTTTGTTTATCACATAATGTCTGTCAAGTTCCCACCCCAGCATAGACAACCCGTCAATAAGAGAGGGGATGATATTCTTGTGCAAATCCGAATAGGTATCCGACACCCATGCAAACGGCGCACCCGGACAATCGTGCGCAACTTCCTGCACCCGTTCCGCAAGCACCTGCACTGTTTTGGCAGAAGCACGCCCGGCAACCCAATAGAGCGACCATGGCATCATAACCGATATGAGCTGAGCCATCCAATTGGAATAGCGCAACTCCACATCATCCAATATCTTTAGTTTTTTCTTCCTGGTCATCGAGCATTTCTTCAAAATCAATATCAACCACATTGGCATCACGTTTCAGCCGTACCTTCTCCCTGGATGGTATATCCGGCATCGAGTCAATCTGAGCAGCCAACAGATTCCGGTTGGCAGAAGGAAGCCCCACCTTTTCCGGGTCAAGGTCATACACCTTGAAAGGCTTCTCATCCAGTTCTTTCGGCTTCACCGGGTCCGGTCTGTCAAGCTGCTTAATCCTGGCAGCCTGTACGGTCAGATTGCCGTACACTTCCATGTCTTTGGAGTTAACTGCGTTCTGAAGAACCACATGGGCAGCTTTCATCAGATTGTCAAACACCATGTTCCGGTGCGCATTGTTCTCTATGGTATCATTCAGGTAGAACAGATTAATGGCTTCACTGTACATCTGCCTGGCACGCATCCGTTCCACATTAAACGGCTCGTGCATCAGGAAAGCGATTGCATTGTCCTTACCATATTTACGATTTATCCCCACCAGGGCATACAGCGCATTATAGTAATCCAATTCATCACCGGTCAGTTCTATCGTACATCCTGAAGCAATGTAGTCCTGCAAGGTCTCAAAATAAGATTTTTCAAACATCAGCCTATATCGTCATAAAATATCTTACTAATCGAATTACGATACCCGGTCGCCTGGCGGAACTTATCAAACCGCTGCGCCTGAGTCACGTTATCCCCCGTCTCCGCACTGGCAGCCATAGCCAAACCCTCTTTGGCCCGTTGCAACAACTGCCCACGTTCATAATGGTATTTCAACGGAGACCCTACAAGGTTGAAATACCAGATAAAATCCGTTTCCGGAACATTGTAATACATTGCAATCTGTTTCGGCTCATAACCGATACCGGCCAGCCGTCCCAGTTCATCCATGTCTATCCGGTCAAACCATGGCGGATCTTCACGCCATTTTACCACTTCGTCCGCTACGAAACTCATACACTTCCTTGTTTTTTAAGAATACATACTGCTCTTCCATTGCATTTTCCCCGTAATTTCCCGACCCCTCAACAACAAAATAACCTGCCGTTGTGTCAAGACAGGTTATCTTCTTATGACTCCAGGAGAAAGACAACTCAATCGTTCCTTCCCGGTAGAGCTGCATCAGCCGTTCAAATACCTTCGGCATCCGGAACTTAATCGTTTCCGAAATATGGAGATGAATGACGCCGATAAATCCTTTTTCCTTCCAGCGGAGCAGCGCATTAATGATACGCTCATTCGTCGAATAGGTCGCTACATACAAATGATTCACCTGCCCTGCATGCTTTATCAGATACACAATAAAGGTAAATGCCGTAAAACTCTTCTTTGTCTCGATAAAAAACGCCTCGTTTTCCTTAGGCAAACGTCCGCATAATTCTTTCAAGCTATTCAGCTTGAACGTCAACATTGTTTCAAAACGTCTGGTGAAAATACGGGAATCGGACATTTCTTTCCGGAGTTCCTCCAAATTAAAATAATAACTCATTCCAACAGACGATTTATATCTGCCAACTCCTTCTCATAGCCGGCCAACCTTTCACGGCGAATCGCATCCAAATGCGGTTTATCCCCTTTCGCCAGTTCCGACTTAACCCGCCAAATATTATTCTCCACCTGTCTCAGCCTACGTACCAGTTCCTTGACCGGAAGTTTCAGAAGCTCACTCCTGCGGCGGAACTCGGCAAAAGCCGGATGTTTTCCCAACAGCGAGTGGTTTTCCTTGTAATAGTTCAACTCTTCCCATATCATCCGATTACCGATATAGCTATCAATCAGTTCACGACTGACAGTAGCGCATTCTTCCAAAGAGGTGCAATCGCGCAATTTCCGGTGTAACCGCACATAAGCATGATACTTGCTGAACTTACGCGAAACAAGCGCTTCCAGCTCCATGGGGCAGTCCGGTTCATTCAGGAACGGAAATTCTTCACGGAAAGAGAGCGGCTCTCTCCGTGAAGCACTTCCCGTAAGCTCCCTTCAATTCTCAAAATCGGAAGAAACCGGGAAACATTTATCAAGGAATTTTTCCAACCAAGAAGAATACCCCGAAACAGCATTGTTCATAAACACCTTACGGGATAAGATATCAATCACCTTATTCTCATCCGGACTCTGCGATACTACAGGCAGCAACACCTGGTCGGTTTTCCAATCAAGATACACCGGCTGTGTCGGATATGGATGGGAATTATAATAAACAGAAGTAAACAGGTAACCTCCCTTTTCCAGTTCCGGGAACCGTTCAAACATCGCAGTCAACTTCTCTTTATCAAACAATACCGGAGTATGGGTCTCATAATTCAGGCATGGCAAACCGTTCTTTTCCAACAACATTGCGGTCTGTTTCATATTCTCCGCATAAAGTCCCTTGAATCTCATCGGAACAAGCTTGCCCGATACTTTAGGAAGTGCTATGTGTGGCAATGCAACCGGATTCATGACATAGATATCATCACTACTCCAGATGAAATATCCGGTCACTTCAGGAGAAGCTACAGCAATTCTCAATTTAGCGAGTGTATCAACCTGCGCATTATCGGATACACGCTGATGCTCGATAAAGGTAATTTCTTCGCTGAACCAAGCCTCACGGTCACCGATGACCACCACATTGATTCCGAAACGTACATTCTCCTGCCAGGAGCGTAAAGCATACAGCAGCTCTCTGCCCTGAGCAAATTCCCTGCAATAAGGAATAACAACCGTTATATGGACCTGAGCCGTAGCATTCACTTTTTCCATTTCAGACAAAGCCTCCTGTTCCGGCGCTGCCATACCATCATTCACATCTGCATGGGTGATATCCACCTTTGTTAACTCATCTTTTTCAGTTTTCTTTTTCGTTGCCATAATTTATTTTTTTAATTCGATACAAAAATATCCCCTATCAATATCCTATAAAAGGACAGAGAGGCGCATGCCAAGCAAACGCCTCTCCTATAACCAACCTTTAAACAAAACTACATTCCGTCTCCGTCAGACGACAATTCCGAAGCAGGCGGCAATCCTAAAACAGCGTTGATTTCCTCGCTGTCCGTTGCCGGAATTAGGCTCTTGGCTATATGGCCGATAGTGCCACCGCGTAAAGAACTGGCCAAATTTATGGTATTCTTATCCCCTTCCTTGTTATCCTGAGAATCCGCCTTGGTCATCTTGAGCGGAGTACACGGTGTTCCGGCAATCTTCGCATCATCCCCCGAACACCCGAAAACAATCGCCCCCAAGTTCTCATTAATGTTGTTGTTAACAAACTCATCATGTTCCAGCTCCGTACCCGGATGCTCATAATCCACGTGGTGAATGAATCCGCGCGCATCATCTTCCCCCTCACTGGTATGATAGATGTTTATTGTAGAATCCGTAGCATACACCGCTATCGGTTTTTTGCCTTCCGCCATTTCAAAAGCGGTCACCTTCACGCCCTTTTCATCACGGGTGCAGGTCTTAACGTCCTCCCAACGGAAAAGCATAACATAGGACTTCTTCCCTTTCGGACGTCCGGCGTTCGATGTCTTTTTCGGTACTGATACCATTGTATAGTTTTCACTCATATATACCTCCTTTCATTTCAAATGCCATCATCAGAAGCCGAAGAAACAGAAGCCTCTTCTGCCGGCGGCAGATAAGCGAAAATAGCTTCAGCCAGCCAAAATCCGGTAGCCTCCCACCATTCCGCAAAAATCTTCACATCGTAATTCTCTCCCTGCATCCAAACTTTTGCACTCTGAGGGTCTTTACTGCGCAGATGTTTGAAGTTCTCTTTCGGTGTGATGAAGAACACACCCGTACCTCGCATGCCTTCAAGCGGCACAAACGAGAACTTGGAAAAATCGACCTTGATTTTCTCACCGTCCTCATTCTTCAGCCAAGGATATTTTTTACGATATGCCTTACCATAACGTGTTACCAAGTCCGGGTCCGCATGGATAAACATGGATTTTTTCTTGTACAGAGGTTTCACTTCCTCAACCGCTTTCTCTATCTGGTCAACCAGTGTCGCATCCTCGAGCTTCTCACCATCGAGCAGCCAGGTTATCGCTTCATTATTCGCTTTCTTGAGTTTCTTCAATTGGGTGACATAACCGTCCATGACGTCATTAGCATCCGTAGCGGCATCACCGTCCTTTGTAGCCGAAGTTTCCTTAAACTCACCAACCGCCAATGCGATTTCGCGTTCCTCGTCCCGTTTTGGGAATATAAGCTTATACAAGATGTATTTCACTACCGGCATATCTTCCGGTTTCAAGTTCTCATCATACAGATAGCCGAGAATATCCTCCATGATGTCCGACGGCGTAATGGGAACGTTGATTTTACACTTGTAGTTCTTTATTGTCAGCGGAGTGAACTTAGACTTGCCTTTAGGCGTCCACTTCGGAACGAACTGCTGAAGCACTGAATCAATGGCAGCCTGCTGCGCACGTACTTCCGTCTTATCCGTTACCAATGTTGACATGTACTTCGTGGACTCCGTAGTACCCATCAGTCCTTTGAGTATCTCAATCCGTTCCGAAGATACATACTTCCCAAACTCCTTCTGGAGTTCAGTTGTTTCAATGGTCGAGTTACCACTGTATGCCGCACCTTTGAAAGCTGCGTCCAAATAACGGTTATGCGCCAGACTCATGTCCGGTTTAAACTTATTACCCATCTCTGATTTACCCCCATCAACCTGCTGACCGGCATCCGGAACCGGTTCTTTTGTCATTTTTTCTATTTGCGCATCTTTTTGGGCAATCTCATCCTTCAGAGCTTTCACTTTATCATCCAGTTCTTTCAAGGATTTACGTGCCTGGGCAAGCGCTGTCGCGTTACTGTCGCGCTCCCGTTCCAATTCCGTTCTCACTTCATCGGTAACCGCTTCCTCTGCATTCCTACCTTCTTTCTCAAATTCGGCGAGATCCTTTTTAAAGGCTTCGACGAATACCGCCCCGTACTTCTGCTTCAACTGCTCTTCCTGCGTAGAAAGAAGGATTGATTTTCCTTTCTCGTCTTTCGCAAAGGCCGAGATGCCCAAAAAGCCAAGTACCACGCTCATTACTTTTCCAAACATACTTTCAGGATTTTGAGTTGATATAATTGTTAATTGTCATTTCCGCATTGATTTCCCGGCTACGCCGTACAGCATAATCCTGGTTACCGATACTATCTATAAGTCCAACTTTCAGCGCATCTTCCGCATAGAACATGCGTCCGCGAAGCAGTCCTTCAGTCTCCTGCTTCAAACATTCACCCCGGTTCTTCCTGACATTTGCCTGAAAATCCCTTGCCAACGGGTCCAGTTCTTCGTCACGGATGGAAGCGTAATCACCTTTCTTGGCCGCTTCAAACGGAGCATTCTTGTAATCGGAAAGATTGGAGTAAATAGTATGCACCTTAACACCGGCATTTTCATAATACTTAGCATAATCCGGAAAGCTCATCATCACACCGATACTGCCGAACTCGGCAGATATGGTATTCGAGGCAATAATCTCATCACAGTAGGAAGCAGCATAATAAGCAGCCGATGCACAAAGGTCACAATGTGCAACAACCGCTTTTCCTTTACTTTTTGCATAAAGAATGGCATCGACCAGCGGTGCAATGGCATCCACTGCACCGCCACCGGAATCGATGTCACACAAAACAGAAGAGATATTAGCCGAGTCAGCCGCATCACGAATAAGGGCCGCATATTCCGTTGTCCCGTAACTGCAATACGTACCATACTTCAGCATAGTACCATGAACCGGAATGATAGCCGTACTACCTTGCGGAGCATCGCTGAAGCTATTGCCGAGTCTTGCGCTACGCCCATCTTTTGTCGCAATCATCAGCGGTATAGCTTCACGCTCAAACAACCGACCGGTATCCTGACTATCAAAGTCGCGTTCCAACAGTTTATCGACAACAAGCAGGTTGGATTCAACCTCCCGGAACGAAACGAACCATTTGCCCCGACAGACCGCACTATATAAATTTGAAAACGCCATTATATTTGTATCTACTAATAAACGATACAAAGGTACAACAGCGCCACCCGCTTAAAAGGACTTTAAATTTTTGGCAAACTCCGCACTATCACGTTTAAAAGAGAGGGTTAATTTCAAAGGAGAACCTGCATATTCCGTTGAGAACGACACCGGGAACTGGTCCGTGCCTACCACCTTGCAGTCACCATTCGATAAATCGAGCAGCACCAGCCCTTCCTGCCGTACCAGCTCCTGTATTCTCCCCATATTGGCTTTTCCCGTATCCGTAACAACAGCCTTAAGCTCTTGTTTCACTACGCCTCCGGACATATCGCAGCTCTCTTTAAACTCTCCGGAAGATATTCCGATAACTTCCCAGCCACCGCGGACCCTAATAAAATCCGCACCTGGAAAATTTCCAACCGAAGCATCCGCTATCGGAAGAAAACGCATGCCGCATACCTGCGACCGTCTGTCATCCTGATTCATTTTAGTTAAAAGTTTAAGTGATATTCAATTGAAAATCCGTTTTTTACTTAAAGTTTAACAGATTAAATAATGTTAATCAAAAAGGGTCAGTTGTATGTCATGGTTCACTTCCTTGACAATCCGCCGGCGATTACGATAATCATACTTCTTCACCGCATCATAATTCAATGCGTTGGCCTTGATATTATAGGCAGCCAGAAAGGCCTTGATAATCCTATCCTGCTTATACCCTTTCTCATAGCCTGAAACAAAGTACTCACGAATACGGATGCGGAACGATGCCTCGATATAGTCGCGAAGCATCTGCTGTTTCCACTCCGGAATATAAATAAAATTCTCTTTCAGGATAAAATGGTTCCATTCACGGATAGGAAGACACAGCTTTATCGGATGGTCCTTAAGAGGCTGCTGGGGCGGACGGTCACTGACTGTCACCATAGCCTGAATAAATTTGCCCAGGTCATTGGCCGATGTGACCTGTATATATTCGTCAGTTCCCCTCGTACACCCAAATTCATGGTAAAGGAAATCATGCAGATAAGGTTGCAGTTCAATCGTTACATAAGGTTTCATATCATAAATAGTTGGTTTCTATGCAAATATAGTCACTATATATAACATTGCCCGCTATTTTTCCGGCAAAATTCAACGCATAAAGTAATACATTTATACAAAAAACAGTTTCAAACTCAAAATATCTCCCCGTTCTCTTTTCCTTGTAACTCCCAAATAACTTTTTGCTCCGAAATTTATGAAACTATGTAACCCGTTACTTTTTAAGAATAAAACATTGATTACAAAGCACATATACAAGTAACAATAATCCGTTACAACTTTTTTGTTCCAAATCACTTTGTTACCTTATGCAGAAAACCGACCTATAAACGTCAGAGTTACAAACCGCCTTTTTTTGTAACCAAAGTTTGTGACAGTTTTGTAACCCTATTATCTTTCTATTTTATAATGTTTTATCTCACTTTTCAAACAGAGGTTACAGAGTTACGAATATTTAGTAGTAAATAAGGGAAAGGTGTGGAAAACCCAAAGGGCAAGAGAACGG